GAAACAGTGTTTGGGCCAATGGTTATGGTGCAAGCAGAATCCAATGTGCCAGTATATTTGAGGAACAAAGAACGACCAGGATCAGTACTGCCATCAGCGATAGTAGTTGTGTGAGTGTCCGCATTGGTTGTGATTGCCTCTGTGCCGAATGAAAACGCCTCACCTATCAAAGAAAGCGACTGATTCGTTGTGACCCCCCACGTGCCCGAGCCTTCCCCAGTAGCCAATTCCGTCAAGCGGAGGTCGTTCGTGTAAACTGCCATAGTTTATCCTCGCGTTATGCTGCTGATCGCCCAGCGTCTATTTCACTGTAGCCAGGCGTTTGTGATGTACTGATCTCTGAATAACTTGGTGTCTGGCTATCATCCACAACAGTGTAGTTTGGTGTCTGGTTTGTGTCTATCTCGCCATAGACGTTGATGAAACCAACGGATGCGCTTGCTCCGACACCGGTAACTTGAACGATCGCGCCAGCGACAGGTTGAATATCACCTACACTCGCAGTGGCCTCTTGACCATCGGGCACAATACGGTTGACACCTATGGTGGTGACAGAGCCCACGCCTGATGTCGCAGCAACCCCTGCTGGTGACGCGGTTGCCTTTGCCGCAGTCGTGACCGATCCCACGGCAGTCGTGCCGCTGACACCGGTCGTGATTTGTGTGATCGCTTTCGCGACAATTTGAATGGAGCCTGGAGAGGCGGTGGCCGCTTGGCCGGTGGGAACGATGTTCGCTTTTGCGACGACGCTGACGGATCCGACAGAGGCAGCGGCTTGTACGCCGGTCGGTTCAACCGGGAGGGGCGTGCCCCAAGCAGCTTCGCCCCAGGTGCCGCGCCCCCAACCTGTGAGAGTTTCGTCAGACACTAGGCGCCTTGTAGGCTTTTCAGATTAGCGACGGCTCGGGTCATGATGTCCCGAACCGAATCTGTCATAAAGTCAGTTGCCAGAGAATCTTCGAGGATCCGAATTGCTTCTGCTAGTTTTTCGTCGTCGGTCATAGTGGCCTCCAGGAGGCCACCATCATAGCGGTCAGGCTGCTTGACGCAAACCCTGGAATTTGCGGCCCAAGATGCGCTGAATCTTGGAGTGTGTGAACGGCTTGACGTCGAAAAGACTGTTGATCTCGTTCGCGATCTTGCGCGGGCCGAGCCCGCGATCGTGCAACTTGTAAATCGCTTCTAAAATCTCCTGCTCCTCAGGCACCTCTTCAAGAAACTGTCGCGTCTTGTTACCAGTCTTCACCTCGACGTGCTTGTACCCGTAGGGAGCGGAGCCGCCGATCGCGTACCCTCGAGAAGCCCAGTCGAGCTTTCCGGCTGCGAATCGATCCTTGATTGTAGCGCGCTCGATCTCGGCAACAGCCGACAAGACCATCATCATAATCTGATTCGTCATTGAGTTCATATCAAACTTTGACTCGAGGCCTTTCGATTGCCCAGCGCCTGGATAAACGATCGGCATGTCACCGAATTGTTCACAGAAGTACAGCGTGATGCCGATTTCCTGCAAGACCGGGATCAACCCGAGGAGGTCAGAAGTGGATCGAGACAAACGGTCAAGTCGAGTGCAAACAACGACGTCATGCTCGTCGATCACATCTGTCAGCTCCCGACTCGCGGGGCGATCAACGACCGCGTGAGTGCCAGAAACGCCCTCGTCGCTGAAAAACTGCGTGACCTCTCGGTTGTACTTGTCACGCACAAACTGGTTGATCTGTTCCGTTTGCGTCTCGAGCGAAATGCCAGACTTGACCTGTTCGTCAGTACTGACCCGCACATATCCGTAAATGTTGTTAATTTGCTTGAGCGGTCGTCCACTCATTTCACGCCTCCTGTATAGCCGAGTTCAGAAAGTTCCATGTGGAACATTTTCCAGGGTATGTCCAGCGGCCGGTTGTTGTCCGTACGATCGGAGCACACCACCTCACCGTCTTTGATAAGCTCGATTGCCATGACAGCTTTCGGCATCCCATGGTACACGATGTCGATGCCATGCTTCAGGCAGGTTCGACGCACTCGATTGTAGAACACTTTTTTTGCTTCGACGCTCACCCTGCTTTCTCCTCGAGAAACTTTTGATACTCCTCAGCTGCTTCGTTGGTCTCGGCGACCTTCTTCACCATCCCGACCATGTACTCGCCCAGCTCCTGGTTGAACCCGGCTTGCTTCATCAGCTCCTCCTCACCCAGCTCAGTCTTTTGAGCCGCGACCTGGAACAACCCAGGCAACAACAAAGCCTCGTTTGGCTTCAAGTTGAACTTCTTCGCAAAGGCATACATCAATGCTGTCTTCATCACTTTTCCTTGAATAACGACGCAAAATCGCGCCAACGAAAGAATTATGCACAATACCGTGTCGTTGTGCAACTATTTTTGCAAATAAATTTTTTTGTGTTTTTTTGTATAAAAGTGTTGACAATGACACGCAGGCCTGGAAAAGTCCGCGTCGCTCGAGATAACTCGGGCTCAATAACTATCAGTAAAAGCCTACGGGCTAGGAGAAAAAAATGGGTAACGTCATTACCTTAGAGCCGATCGAAAAAACCCTCATGACCGTGCGCATCGAGGGCACCAGTCCTTTCATACAACACAAGTGGGATGAAAAGGCTTTGCAAATGATGCGGGACAAGCACGCTGGCATTCGCGTCAAGAACCGAGACGCTCGAGAGCCAGAGCAAGAGTTTCGTAACGCATCGTACAAATTGGCGGACGGCCGTTATGGCTTCCCGGCTGGTGGTGTGAAAGCTTGCCTGACCGGAGCAGCGCACAAGGACATCGGCTTGGAGAAAACGCTTCTCAAGAAGTCTCTGTTCATTCGACCCGATGACTTCGAAAACAACTTAGTCGCGTTAGAGACCAGCGAGCCCGTGATGCGCGAGGACGTCGTGCGGGTTGGATCAGGATCCACCGATCTACGCTATCGACCTATGTTCACGACCTGGGCCATGACACTGAAGTTTGAGTATGACTCGAAGGCACTGACTCAATCGGCGATCTTGAATCTGATCGAGCGAGCTGGCTTTGGTATTGGACTCGGTGAGTGGCGTCCTGAAAAGGGTGGTGAGTTCGGTCGCTTCAGACTCGATCGTGAGTTCGCGATTCTTGAAGAAGCCGCATGAGCGGTACCGTCGTAGAGTGGGCAAAGGGGTCTGTCTTCAAGGCAGACCCCAACCTCGCTCTCCAGGAAATCGAATCGCTCAATGCAGAGTGGGGTGGTGCAGCGCCCGTCGGCAAACTTGTCGATCACGCCAGGAGCCCGGACTCTGTGTTGCACGACGAGTTCGAGTGGGACGACTCGATCGCCGCTGCGCAGCAGCGCGTTGAAACCGAGAAGCGTATCAAGCGATCGCTTGTGTACGTCTGCACCCAGGACGTTCCCAAAGAATACGAACCGAAACGACTGCGAGTCTTCACGAGCGTTGCTCACAAGAACGACGCGGGCAAAACGGTGCGATCGTATGTGAGCACCGTCGAAGCCATGAAAGATCCTGAATACCGAGCGCAAATCCTGGCGACTGCTAGGCGCGAGCTGCAACAGTTCGTCAACAAATACGACCAGCTCTCTGAGCTGGCGAGTGTGCTCGACCCAATCAAAGATCATCTGAATGATGACTAGGTTGGGCTAGGTTTGGCTTGGCAGCTGAGGCGGGTTGCGGCAAGTCATGTTGTGGAACGTATGGGTATGGCCTGTTAGGGCAGGTGTGGCTTGGCGGCAGACGGTCTGGCGGGGCGCGGCAAGGCCCGGACTGGCGAGGCAGGTGTGGCGGGGCAACGCGGGAGTGGGAGTGGCTCGGAGTGGTTCGGAAAGGCAAGGCAGGTACGGATGGGCTGGGTCAGTCTCGGATCGGAAGGGTACGGTAGTTCAGGGCTAGTTCGGGCAAGGCAGGTGTGGTTTGGTGAGAGCTGGCGAGGCGCGGCGAGTCGGGGTCTGGCTCGGCATGTCGAGGCAGGTATGGGACGGCCAGGCATGATCCGGTTCGGTGCGTATTGGTAGGTCTAGGCAGTGCGCGGATTGGCAAGGCAGGTTGGGCGGGTTGCGGCTAGTGATGTCATGGCAACGAAGGGTACGGCAAGGCAGGTTAGGCTTGGCAGGGTCATGTATAGCGGGGTGCGGAAAAGCATGGCAAGGCAGGCGAGGCGCGGTGGGGCAACGTCTGGAATGATTCGGTGTGGCCCGGTAAGGCAGGTGGGGTGGGGCAGGTTAAGGCTAGGGCAGGTATGTCGTGGCCCGGTAAGGCAGGTAGGGCAAGGCATCGTCCGGAAGAGAGCGGCAAGTCAGGGAGCGGGTTGGCATGGCATGGCAGGTGTGGTCACGCAAGGCATCGAGGGGCAAGGAACGGTGAGACGGGGCGAGGCCCGGCAAGGCAGGTGTGGAAAGGCATCGTTTGGCAGCGAAAGTCGAGGCACGGGTTGATATGGCATGGCAGGTATGGAAAGGCAGGGATCGGTTAGCTGCGGCCAGCCATGGTGTGGCAGGGCATAACACGTTTTTTCTTATGCGATATTTGTATAAAAATGTGCATTTATTTGTGTATTTTTGTAGACAACGACACGGCACTGTTGCATAATAGCTTCGTACTTGAGGAGAACGTGATGGAACCCAAAAAAATCAACGGAACATTTTGCTCGATGA